CTAAATTTTCACAAGGATAATATCTTTGTTTACCTCTGATGTTTAATAAAAGTCCTACAGCTTCTTTAGGATCTTGGTCTTTCGCATGAACCAATGCGTCATCTTTCCAACTCATTGATTAAACGTACCAATACTAGGAAATAAAGCACGAGTGCATTGACGTTTCGGTGCTCTAACTCCAGCCATATCAATAGCTCCTGCTAATTCAAATTCTACTATTTCTCTATTTTCTGCTGCTTTTCTATCAATTACATATATTTGACGTTTAAACTCGGCTGTAGGATCTGGTGTTCCTAATGGATTAGAACTTCCTGGAAAATTAACAGCATCTAAAAATTTTGCCATTGTTCTTATTCTTGTAAACGTAGCACCTGTTAAATCATTACCAGTTGTTGTTTGATTAACAGTTAAAAGTATTGCAGATATTGTTCCCAATGCATTACTTACTACAAGAGTTGGTCTGGGAATTTGACCACGTTGATATGCAAAACCTGTAGCTTCTATAGGAAATCTTTGATAAGAATTACCAGCCCAAACTATTTCTCCATTTGCATTAAGGTTAGATCCCGAATGAAATCTATAAGTTGTAGTCGCACCATGTAAAGAGTTGTCTAACTGTAATGTAAATAGTTCAATAATTGCAGAGGGATTTATTTTTTGAACTTCACTAAAAACAGGATCAGTACTCATGGTTCAAATACCTCCCTAAATGTTGCTTGTATTGATGCTCTATTTAAATAAGGAATAGATTTATTCCATCCTTCACATACATACTGTGACGCACTAGATTCTCCTGGAGGAGTAAAAGTAAAGCTGGCACTATCATTTGCTCTTGCATCTAAAAATGTTTCTATAGTATCTGCGTCTGTCTCTGAAACTTCAAACGTAAAATTAAATATTTTTGGATTTTGATGCTGTGCAAGGCCAAAAAGTATGCGGTGCTCGTACCCATCAGCAAAACGAATAGTACGAGTTAATGGTGCAGAATTTTTTTGTTGACCATAAGTAGGAGTTATTGATGGAAACGTAGCCATTATGAAAGTATGCCTCCAGGTCTTTTCTGTTGTATTAATTCAGATTGTACTGCAACTGATATAAGACGACCAAGTTCTTTGCCTCTTTGTTCATCACCTTGAACCGAAGAACCAGAAGCGTCTACATTAACTACAACATTTGTAGAACCTCCACTTAATTCATGATTTGGTGTAATCATTCCAGAAGAACCAGGTGTAAACATTTCTGGACCACGTTCTCCTACGATATAACTTTTACCTCTACTAACAGGACCGCCTTCTGCTCTAAACAAACTAGAACCTGGGAATAAACCAGTTAACAATGAGTTAACACCAAATTGAATTAATGATCTTTGAATTTGACTAAATACACTACGAGCAACATCTCCAAGTGTTTTAGTACCATCTATTGCACCTTGAATAGCATCAACTATTCCGTTTTCAATACTCATTCCTATTGACTTATATAAATTATTAAGTTTTTGTTGCTGCTCTAATTGTTTTTCTGCTGCTGCTATAGCTCTTACTGCTGCTTCAACTTCTTTTTTCTTTAATGATGGATTTTCTGCAAGTATATTTCTTATTTTTTTCTGAATAGCAGCTTCTTTATCTCCTAATTCAATTCTTTCATTGATATTTAATAACTGTTCTTTTAAAGCATCTAAGGTATCTTGTGCTGATATTGTTAGCTTAGTTGCACCTTCATTAACAGATTTAACTTTTTCATCAATAGCATCTAATATTTTTTGACCCCCAGGTAAAAATCTAATCAGTCGTATTAACTCAGATATAGCAAAACCTATAGCGGAAGTTATCATGTTAAAACCTTTTAAAATCATATTTACAGTATCTAAAATTAAAGTTAAAGCAGCTATAAATGGAACTCCAATAATTCCTAAAGCTGTTGCTGCTAATGATGTAAATTCTTTAAATTCAGCAACTAATAAATTAATATTGTCAGCTAAATTTTCAGAAGTTCCTTCAACTGTTCCTGTTTGTTTAGCTATTTCTTTACTTAATAACTCTCTAGCTTTTTCACTTTCTCCTATTTTTTGAAGATTTTTTATAGTTCTATCAAGTTCAGCATTAACTCTTATTGAAGAATCTTCTAATGCTGCTAAATCTAAATTTGAAGCTGCATTACCTATTTTTTGAACAGTTGCTAAATTTCTTTCTAACAAAGTACCTAAAGCACTACCTAGTATTTGAGCACCAAATTCTTGTCCTGCTGGAGCTAAAGCTGAACCCAATAAACTACCCCCAATAGCTCCTGGCCCTCCACCAAATAACAATGGAAAACCTGCACCAAGCATAGTTCCTTGCATACTTTGTCTTTGCTGACGACCTCCACGACCTCCAATACCTTCTCTTATTCTTCTTCTATTTCTTATATTTTTAAGAACACGTTTAAATCTTTCATCTTCTAATCTTTTTTGTTTTGCTAACTCATTTGTAACTTTCTTTTCAGCTTTTAATTTTTCTTCTGATGGTTTATCTTTTTTAGTTTTACCTCTATTTGTAATTCCTCTTGCTTTGTCAGCTTCCGCTTGGATGCCAGAATTTATCTTTAACTGTTTACCAATCGCTTTATTTATCATTAAAAATTCTTTAGATCCAGCAATAGTTAATTCCTGCATCCTGTTAAGAAGCGACATAGCTTCTCTACCAGCAAGCATTGTTTTAGGAAATCCTCTTATTTCTTTTAGTCTTTCTCTTACACTACCTATTGTCATTTGCGAAGGCTGACCACTAGCCATAGCTGTGGCAGTTGATTCCATTCTTATTTTTTTAAAATTACCAGCAATAAGAGCAGTAGCTCTTTCCATTCTTTGTGTTGCGTTACTTGTATCGTCAAATGCTTTTCTTACAGCACTCATTTCATCTCTAATTTCTGCAATAGAACTACTAAAAGCTCTTGTAGCACCAACACTAAATACTTTTCGTGTAAGTTCCCCACCTCTTTGTATTTCTGCGTTTAATTTTTCAAGGGCTGATTTAGCAGGATCTACTTTTAAATTTATTTTTAATTTATTTAGATTTCCAAAAGTCTTTTCTACCTGTTTTGCAATCTGATGAAGTTTTTTTACATTCTGTTCACCGCGACTCGTATTTATAACAAGATCAATCGTTTTAATTGCCATTTCGACCTATTAGCAAAACATATATTCTATTCTACCTTGATTTGGGTATAACGCTTCTTCTTTGTGTCTTATCTTGTTCTTTTTTTTGCTCTTCATTTCTTAAATCATAAAAAGCAGCCCAACCTATCATCTCTTCAAGAGTTAATGTTTGACATAATTCACTAACAGATTTTTTTAATTCGTTTGCTAATGAATATATAAACATCCAATCGGGATTAGCTTTTCAAATCGGCTTTTGCCTCTTCAACCTCCTTATCAGAACCAGCTTCTAACATTGATAATTGTATTTCCTGTAAAACAGAAGCAGCAACTTCTCTTCTTAATGATGCTTTATCTCCGTCAGAAAATAATCTTTTACTATCTTTATCTAATGCTTTTTCAATCATTAGTTGTAGAGCAAAATCATTTGCATCTTCCACATTGCTTTTTTTCTGAATCATCTCACGTTCAGCAATAGTTAATGGATGCCAATACACAGTAAGTAAAATTTCATCATTATCCATGATGTCATACTTATAAAGCTGGCTTACACCAAACTTATTTTTAAGAAGATCAACTGCTCTAGTCATGTTATTGTATAGCTATTAGAAGTATATCAGCTATTAGCAAAAAAAGCACACGATATAATTCCTAAAAAGTGTGAGCGATCTTCAATTTCTACAGGTGTCGGCCCAGAAACTTCTCCTACTCTTGGAGAACAAGAGAATGGATCTCCATAGGTTGAAGTATTAATAGTATTTAAACCGTCAATAATTGATTCAGAAATTGCTGATAATCTTGCACTACCTTTGTTTTTAGGAACATATACATTTGCCTGTATAGCACCAGAATAATAATCAACAGAATCACCTTGAGCTTGTAATGTTGATTGAGTAAAAGTAATAGATGTTGTTACATAAGTTGTAGTTTTTCCGGGAGAAGTAAAAGGTACATTGTCATACACAATCTTTACTCTAGGATCAACGTCTGTAACGGAATCAGTTATAGCTTTTTCAAAAGCTGCTCTTACATTAACTAAACTCATAATCTTCTATATTTTGAACCTAAAGCTGGAGCATTTCTGCCACCCTTTGTACCTTTAAATAATACTTGACTATCAGCTACTCTTACATCTGGTAAATTCATACTTCCACCAAATACAAAATCAACAACCTGACCTATAGTTTCAACATACGGAATAATTG